ACACTCCGTATTCTGTATATCTCTGCTACTGCAAACCTTGCAGAAAAACAACTAGGGTTTATCAAGGGTATCCTTACCTCTGAGATTTATCGGAGATACTGGCCCGAACATGTAAACCCTGATGAAGGTAAGAGAGTACGGTGGACTACCAGTGAGATTATGCTGGACCATCCACTGCGTAAGAAAGAGAACGTCAGAGACCCGTCTATCTTTACTGGTGGCTTGACTACTTCTCTTACTGGTATGCACTGTGACATTGCTGTTCTTGATGACGTTGTTGTCTATGAGAATGCTTACACAGGTGAAGGACGTAACAAGGTTAAGTCTCAGTACTCCCTGTTGTCGTCTATCGAAGGTGCCAATGCTAAGGAGTGGGTTGTAGGTACTCGGTATCACCCTGCTGACTTGTACAACGATCTGATGCAGATGACTGAGGATCAGTACGACAAGGACGGTAACAAGGTAGCTGAGGACAATATCTACGAAGTCTTTGAGAAGGCAGTAGAGGACATCGGTGACGGCACTGGTGAGTTCCTCTGGCCTCAACAACAGAGACGAGACGGTAAGTTCTTTGGCTTCACTAGACAGATTCTGGCTAAGAAGAGAGGCCAGTACCTAGACAAGTCTCAGTTCAGAGCACAGTACTACAACGACCCTACTGATCCAGACAACGTACCTGTAGGTAGAGAGAAGTTCCAGTACTACGAACAGAAGCACCTGAAGCTAGAGAATGGTAACTGGTACTACAGAGACAACAGACTGAACGTCTACGCCTCTATCGACTTTGCCTTCAGTTTGTCTAAGAAGGCTGACTATACTGCTATCGTTGTTGTCGGTGTTGATGCTGAGAATAACATCTACATCCTAGACATTGATCGTTTCCGTACTGACCGTATCTCTGAGTACTTTGAACATATCTTCCACCTTGTCTCTAAGTGGTCCTTTAGAAAACTAAGAGCCGAGGTTACTGTAGCTCAACAGGCTATCGTAAGGCAGCTTAAAGAACTTATCAAGCAACATGGGTTGTCTCTCTCTGTAGATGAGTACAGACCTAACAAACACCAAGGCAATAAAGAAGAACGTATTGCCTCAACACTAGAGCCTAGATACGACAACCTTCAAATCTGGCACTATCGTGGTGGCAACACACAGACACTAGAAGAAGAACTAATGTCTCGTAACCCACCACATGACGATATTAAGGATGCCTTAGCCTCGGCTATTGACATTGCGGTTAAGCCCTCGAAGTCAGTAAACAAGTCTCGTAAGAGTAATATTGTCTGGGCCAACAACAGATTTAGAGGAGCCTCTTAATGGCTGGTACGACTATCGAACTAGACAACATGCTTTCTCCAGACCACGTGGCTGTAGAGATTGCTAACCGTTGGCGTGAGTGGTCTAACCTTCGTGAGAAGAAGGTAGAAGAGTGGAAAGAACTTCGTAACTACCTGTATGCTACGGATACTCGTACCACTCAGAATGCTATGTTGCCGTGGTCTAACAGCACAACTACTCCTAAGCTGACACAGATCATGGATAACCTCCATGCTAACTACTTTGCTACCCTGTTCCCTCAGAAGAACTGGATGCGCTTTGAGGCAGCTACTAAGGACGGTAACGACAAACGTAAGAGAGATACTATCCAAGCCTACATGGATAATAAGATCAGATCATCTGGTTTTGTCAACACGGCTTCTGAACTTCTCTACGATTTCATTCAGTATGGTAACTGTTTTGCCACAGTAGAGTGGGAAGAGAACTATCGTTACGATGAAGAGAGTGGTCTTGTTGTCAACTACATTGGCCCTAGACTTGTTCGTATCTCTCCCTACGATATTGTATTCAACCCTACTGCATCCTCCTTTGAGAAGACACCGAAGATCGTTAAGTCGATTAAGACACTCGGTGAGATCAAGAGAATGGTTGATGCAGACCCAGGCAACAAAGAGCTTGCCTCTGCATTCCAAAAGATGACCAGAGGTCGAGCTGCTGTACGTGGTTCTGATGCTACCTTTGCTAAGGCTGATGGCTTTATTGCAGATGGTTTCACTTCTATTCAGCAGTACTACGAGTCTGACTACGTAGAGGTTCTTACCTTCTACGGTGACATGTACGACAAAGAGAGTGGTGACTTCTACACAGATCGTGTCATCACTATCTTCGATAGAGCCTATCTTGTTTCTAATGAGAAGAACCCTAGCTGGCTCGGCACTGCTCCTATCTTCCACGCAGGGTGGAGACCACGTCCAGACAACCTCTATGCTATGGGTCCACTGGATAACTTGGTTGGTATGCAATACCGTATCGATCACCTTGAGAACCTCAAGGCTGACGTATTTGACCAGATTGCTTACCCGATGCTTAAGGTTCGTGGTGACGTAGAAGACTTTGACTTCGAACCTGGTGGTCGTATCTATCTTGGTGAAGAGGGTGATGTAGGCTACATGTCGCCTGATGCCACTGCCTTGCAAGCAGACCTACAAATTAGGCTGCTAGAGGACAAGATGGAGGAGATGGCAGGTGCACCCCGTCAGGCTATGGGTATCCGCACTCCTGGCGAGAAGACAGCCTTTGAGGTACAGTCTCTACAGAACTCTGCCTCTCGTATCTTTGAACACAAGACTGCACACCTTGAACGTACTTTCCTTGAGCCTATCCTGAACGCAATGCTTGAGGTCTCTCGTCGTAACATGAACACTGCTGATGTTGTTAGAGTGTTCAACGATGCAACAGGGGCAACAATCTTCAGAGAGATTAGGAAAGACGACATCACTGCTGCTGGTCGTATTGTTCCCGTTGCCGCAAGACACTTTGCTGAGAGAGCTAGAAGAGTACAGAACCTTCAGCAACTCTACCAGCTTAAACTACAAGACCCGTCTGTTGCCGCACACCTATCCGGTAAAGAGTTTGCTAAGATTCTTGCTGAGGAGATTGGTGAGCCTAGCCTGTTCCAAGAGAACGTAGCTGTAGCTGAGCAACTGGAGACACAACAACAGGCACAGGAAGCAGAGGTTCTTAATCAGGAACGTCTCGCAGCCTCGCAGCAAGTAGGTCTCTAATGCAGACCGTATGGCTCAAGGGTGCTAAGGATAAAGAGGCTCGAAAGCAAGAAGTACTAGCCTACAGAAATGCTTTCGATGCCCTCAAAGAAATTCTCGAACAGGAGTATAAGAAGAAACCTGCTGTGAGAGATTACGATGTTCCCAACTGGGAACTTAGACAGGTGGCAGTCAACGAGTACAACCAAGTGCTAGATGACATGCTCAAACTTATAACTCTAAACAAGGAATAATACATGAGTGTATTTACTGAGAGTAGTCAAACCGAGGACACTACTCAGACCGAGCAAACCATTAATGAAACCCAACCACAGGAATCATTTCTTGCTAAGCTCGTAGAGGCCAAGGGAGACAATTGGAAAGACCCTGAGGTACTTGCAAAAGGTAAGCTGGAGTCAGACAAGTATATTGCTGAACTCGAAAGACAGCTTAAGGAAATGCAAGAAGACCTCAAGAAAGAGGACTACGCCGAGAAGATTCTCCAAGAGATTAGGAATAAGGCCACAGACACCAGCAATGTGTCCCAGTCTCTGCCCAATAATAATAGTGCTGGCACTAATGACGAGACCACACCACAAGCCTCGTTGAGTGAGGAAGACCTGAAGAGCCTTGTCGAAAAGACACTAACGGAAAGAGAAAAGCAAAGCACTGTTAGTCAGAATATCAAACTCGTAGAGGATGAATTGACCAAACAGTATGGCACTGAAGCTCAAGCAACTGTTCAAAAGAAAGCTCAGGAACTTGGTATCAGTCTCAAACGGATGGAAGAGCTTGCCTCTGAATCTCCCTCTGCTTTCTTTGCCCTACTAGGTGAGTCCAAGAAAGTGTTTAACCCAATGGTTAACTCCTCTGTTCGCACCGAGGGTGTCAACCTTCAAGCCTCATCTGACAGAAACTGGCAATACTACCAGAACCTGCGGAGAGAAAATCGTAACCTCTACTATACCCCGAAGATTCAACGGCAGCTTATGGAAGATAAAGCCCGTCTTGGGGATAAGTTTGGAATTTAATAGGAGCTTATTGCAATGGCAATGACAACTGCAAATACTGCTCTCCTCACTCGCAGTGACGTATGGTCCACCGAGCTGAAGGAGATTCTTCGTGACGAAATGCAAGCACAACGGTACGTCCGTATGCTCGAAGGTTTCCCTGATGGCAACACCTTCCACATTCCGTCGATCGGTCAGGCACAAGTAGACAACTACTCGGAAGACAATGCTGTTGTCTACCGTCCGCTTGACACTGGTGAGTTCACTTTCTCGGTTGATAAGTACCTCTCGTCGGCTACTTACATGACCAAGAAGGCTGAGCAGGACACCTTCTACGCTTCGGAACTGATGAGCCGTTTTGTTCCTGAACAGGAACGTGCTATCATGGAGCACTTCGAGTCGACCACTATGGCTGCTGCTGAAGCTGGCGTATCGGCTAACTCGGCTGAATCCATCGACGGTATTGCTCACCGTATCTCTGGCGGCAACGCAGGTAAAATTCAGGTCGAAGACTTTGCATTTGCCCGTTACGCACTGAAGAAGGCAAACGTACCGGATCAGGCTATGGTTGCTATCGTTGACCCGTCCGTCGAGTTCACGATCAACACCCTTTCGAACCTTGCTAACGTCTCGAACAACCCACGCTTCGAGGGTATCGTTTCGTCTGGTATCGCAACTGGTATGCGCTTTGTTGCTAACGTCTATGGTTTCGACGTATACACCTCGAACTACCTTGCAGACGTATCTGACTCGGCTCTTGCTGAACGTGATGGTTCGACCACCAACGACTTCTCGTCTTCGGCTGGTAAAGCTAACCTGTTCTTCTCGGCTTCGCAGACGGTTAACCCGTTTGTTGGCGCATGGCGTCAGATGCCTGAAGTGGACTACGAGTACAACAAAGACTACCAGCGTCACGAGTTCGTTACCACGGCTCGCTACGGTGTTAAGCTGTACCGTCCTGAGAACATGGTTCGTATTGTCACTTCGACTGACGTGTAATAGGAGGACTAACTAATGTCTTACACTAACGCTGACGGCCTTCTGGTCCTGACTAACGGTGCTGCTGGCACTCCTGCTGATAACGGTATTGCAGAATACGGTAAGAAGTTTCTTGTTATCGATATTGCTGATGCAACCGAAATCGGTGCAACTGCTGCTGCTCCTGCTGCTAACGATGCCTTCATCCCTGCTGGCTCGTACATCACTGGCGCTTCGCTGGTTGTTACGACTGCCTTCACTTCGGGCGGTTCGGCTACCCTGAACATCGGCCTCTACAACGCTGCTGGTACTGCTATCGATGCTGATGGTATCGATGCTACTGTTGCTGTAGCTGACCTTGCTGCTAACAAAGCTGTTGCTTGCAACGGTGCTCTGGTTGGCGGTACGGCTACTGTAGGTGCTGCGGATGCTTACGTATCCTGGGACTACGACACTGCGGCATTCACCGCAGGTGCAGCTAAACTCGTTATCGAGTACATCGAAGTCTAAGACTTCAAAGGGGAGACCTCTTCGGGGGTCTCCTCCACTTTTCTATTGAC